ATTTTTAACAGGAGTAACAATAATGCCTGACGTAACTCTTACTGATATAACAACAACTCAACGTGTTATAGCTAGATTAATCGAAGTTTCGATAAACGAATTAAATAGTAAATACCATGATAAACAACTAGTAAAAAGTGAATTGCGTGCGTTGTATGGCACACAAACAATTCTTGATAGTTGTAGTGATTATTTAGTAGAGCCTGATTTATTAACAAAGGATAAAAATAGGAGTAGCAATAATGCCTGAAGTAACTCTTGCTGAGATAACAACAGCTCAAAGTGTTATAGCAAAATTAGTCGAACTTTCAGTAAACGAATTATCTGGTAAAGAATTTGATAAAAAAGTAAAACTAATGGATGACATGTTTTGTATTGATGAATGGATAAGCTATGAAGATGATGATGGAAACAAGTTCACTCTAAATATTCATAGCGATGATGATGCCAAAGTCTATCTTACTATGTACAAATGTTCTCTTAACAAAGATGGAACTGTAGACGACCCAACCTCCGAAATATTAGAAGATGGAAATTTTTGCCACTCTAAACAAATAACAGAAATCTTTAGTAGATATATTAAATTGGTAAATCAATTGCCCTTGAGAGGATAAAAATGAAACAAAAAAATGAATATTCTTTTTCCTTCACATTGCCATGTGAAGTGAATGTAACAGTACAAAGTGATTTATCAGCAGAAGAGTTTTATAGAAAAAACTTTTCTGCATCTTTTAAACCGCATCCTTTTCTTTCAGATCATAACCATGTTGCAAATCTTTATATCGATAATGACAAACTAGCAAAACTTTGCCCATCATTAACCAATGATCTATTTTCTGAATTAGATAGTGTGTCAACAGAAGGTCAAAAATTTAGAGTCACGGTTGGTGGTCAAGAAACATTAGCTAGTGAATCGTGGAATTTTGATTGTGCTACTTATCACAGTGATTATCGAGTTGGTGAAATAAGAGATGTTACAAACCAATCGTCCATTAAAAGCTGGCACTATGACAGAAAAAAATGGGGTCAAGCTATAAAAAATTTCTTTTTAGGAAAGGAGAATGAATAAATGCCACGCAAGAAACCAATTGCATGGGTTCATGTTAACCAACATAAGATTCGTGCTAATTCCAAACTACCTGATAACGCAACTGCTGAACCTGTACTTACAGTTAAGCAAGGCAAACAGAATACTTACTGTTTTGAAGTTGAGTTTGAAGGTAAAACTAAATTTGTGTACAGTCCTGACAAACCTAAGTCCTGTGGGGCAAAAGTTTGGGCTGAGACTGATGGCAATGTAAACATAATTAAATAGAGGTAACAATGAATAAATCTATATCTAAAATTCTTGAAGCATTTGTAGATGACGATACTAAAAACATAGATGAAGACGAAGATGCTTATTGCAGTCTTAACTACTATCAACATACTGTACAGCGGGTACGTTATATCCTTGCAACTTTTGAATGCGAGAACAACAAGTTTTTTGGCTGTATAAATTTTAATGATTTGTCTAAGCTAGATGAAAGCATTATAAAAAACAAAGAGTTGTTACTTAGACTTATAAATACGCCTTGTAGCGATCTTTTAGAGTACATCGAAGTTAACGAAATTGATTGGAGTGATGATGACTTTTGCCATATAGAAGAGTATTTATGGTTTTTAAAACATACTCAAAACACAGTCTATTACTCAAGTCTAATAAACGAGGACTCAAGAGGACATGGTAATGAGTATATGACTATTTCTAAAATGCTTGTTGTTGACAAAATTAAAGAGTTGAAAGAGGAACTCAAATTTCTTCAAGGAATAACAAAGGAGCGTGAAGATGCCAAAGATTTATAGGGTAGTTAGAACAACTACAGATCACGCAAACATAGAAGCTGACGAAGACTCTGAGTTATCAGCTTTGTATTCGGAAGGTTGCATTGACGAAGTGTGTGCTAATGCTCCTATGCAGATTATCAAATATTCTGTTATTAATTCTGACGGAAAAATTGTTTTTGAAACAGAAATATAAAGGTGAGTAAAAAATGAATATACAAGCTTTTAAAAACACTACTCTGTTATCCAACAGAGTAGATTCTTCTAACCCACATGCTGAAACTCTTACATTCAATGTTAAAGAGACTTACGGCACAAAAAGATTATATCCAGCAAACC